TGAAGTAACTCTTGATAATGATGAAGTTGTTAAATGTACAACTGATCATCTCTTCATGTTACGAGATGGCACGTATAAACGTGCTGATGAGTTAATTGAGAATGAATCATTAATGCCATTATACAGAAAAGATAGCAATACTGGTTATGAGCTATATTATGATAATTTAGATAGAGTATACTATTCAACTTATATGGTAATTGGAGAATTAAATCTATGTTCAAACACTAGAGAAGATGCTAGAATAAAATTAGAATTAAAAGATAATCCTGAAAACAGATTTGTTATTTATCACAGAGATTTTAATAAAAGAAATAATGATCCATCAAATTTATTATGGATGGGTTGGTATGAACATTTAAGATATCATCAAAAATTAGGAAGCGATAATCTTGTTAGATATAATAATGAACGATGGAAAGACCCAGAGTATGCAAAAGAAGTATCAGACAGAATTACTAAATTGAATGATGATCCAGAATTTAAAGCTAGTGCTTCACACAGACTATCTGAACTTCATAAAGATCCTGAATTTGCTAAAGCACAGTCTGAGAGATCATCCTTTATAATGATATCACTGAATAATAATCCTGAATTTGCTAAGAAAAGAAGTGATGTAGCATCTGTTAGTATGTCAAAATTAAATTCTACAGGTAACAATATAAGAGGAAGGATATTAAATCAAATTATACTATCTAAGTCTGAAACTTATGTAGAATTTCTAGGCAGAGCTACTCAAAAATTTGATTTATTAACTATTGAAGAGTATTTTGGATGTTGGGAGATTGCATTAGAGTGTTCAAAAGATAAGCATTATTACTGTGTACTGTTTAATCATAAAGTAAAATCAGTTAGGATAACTTACTCTGATACATTAATTGATTTCTATGACCTATATTCTCCAGAAACTAACAATTTTGCTTTGACTGCAGGTGTCTTTGTTCATAATTCAGGAAAAACATTCATTAGTACTGTAGCGCAGTTATATAAGATATATAGATTATTGTGTTTAAAAGATCCACAGAAATATTATGGTCTTGAGGGATTTACATCAATAGCTCTAGGATTGTTTAATATTACATTAGAGAGGGCATATAAAGTTAATTATACTCTTTTTGAAGGAATGATGATGAGTAGTCCCTGGTTTTCAAAATATGTTAAAACTAAGAGAGATACAGCATGGGTAGAGTTTCCTAAAGGTATAGTATTGTCATTAGGTTCTGGAGTAACACATGCTCTTGGTGAAAATGTTTTTGGAGGAAATATGGATGAAAATGACTTCACTAGATCAGCTGACTATAGAACAGTAGAAGAAGTTTATCTAGCTATACGTCGTAGAATGGTGTCACGTTTTGGACAATATGTAAGATCAGCAGGTACTCCTTCATTATTATGTCTGACATCTTCAACTACTCATGATGCTAATTCTTTTATGAATAAGAGAATTAATGCACAAGAGACTGAACCTGATAAATATACTAGGATATGTGGATATGCATTATGGGATGCTAAACCTCTTGAAGTATATAAAGGAACAAAATTTAAAGTATTTATAGGTGATGATTTCAGAAATGCATCTATCCTTCCAGACAACTATGATGATAAAGAGTATTCGTCTGCAGCAATTATAGATGTACCAGAGTTTTTCAGAAAGGATTTTAGAGATGATCTGGAAACATCCATTATGGATATTGCAGGTGTTAGGTTACGTAGTGGTGGAAAGAATAAGTTTTTTAGAAATAAAGCTGCTTTATTAAAATGTTGTGAAAACAGATTGGCTAGTCATCCTTTTACGATGAGTGACTTATATATAACAATTCATAATGGATTAGTAATAAAAGACTTCTTTAAACAGGATATTATATTTGCTCAGTATAATGATCTGGACAGACGATTCGCTCCAATAGTCAATAGAAATTCTCCACGTTATATTCATGTTGACTTAGCTAAAAATTCTGACTGCGTAGGATTGTCCTGCGTACATAATAATGGTTTTAATCTTCAAGAGGTAATAACTGATCAAAAGAGGATGGTTATTAAAAAACCAAAGATTTATGTAGACTTTATGATTAGGATTTCTTCGTTGCCAGGTAGTGAAATTGATTTCAGTAGAATAATTGATTTCATTATGTATCTAGTAGCGTTAGGGATGAAAGTAAGATCGGTATCATATGATTCGTACCAATCGGTACACTCGTTGCAGGAATTTGAGAAATCTAGATTAATTCCAATAGTTGAAACACTATCAGTCGATAGAACTGATAAAGCTTATACTGATTTAAAATCAATAATACTAGATGATAGATTTTCATTGTATAATTACAGTCCTTTTATTAATGAGTTTTGTGATCTCGAAAGAGATATTGATAATAGGAAAGTAGATCATCCTCCTAATGGCGGTTGTTTTACTGCTGATACGAAAATTTCGTTGCTAAATGGTACAGAGATTCCAATATCTGATCTAGTTAAAGATCATGTATATTGGGTCTATGGCTGTAAAGAAAATGGCGAAATAACTTTTATTAGAGCTAAATCGTTAGGAATAACTAGAATAGTAAATCAATTAGTTGAAGTAACTTTGGATAATGATGAAATCATTAAGTGTACAATTGATCACTTATTCATGTTACGAGACGGCACGTATAAACGTGCTGATGAATTATCTGAAGGTGAAAGTTTAATGCCATTATATAGAGAACTAGATCACAGAGGATATGAATATTATATTGATAATATTAATAGCAGAGAATGGTATACTCATCAAATTGTAGCAGCTACTTTGTTTTGTTTAAATGATGTAGAGACTGCTTGGATAAATATAAAATGTATTCTTCAAGATGAAACTGAAAAGAGTCTAGTTATTCATCATACTGATTTTAATAAAAGAAATAATGAATCATCTAACTTGTTCTGGATGAGTAGAAATGAACACAGAGATTATCATCTAAAAATAAGATGGAACAATCCAGTTCTTGTAAAAGAAGCATCAGACAGATTTATTGCACTGAATAAAAACCCAGAGTTTGCCAAGAAAAAATCAGAGAGATCTAGAAAAAATATGATAGATCTTCACAGTAACCCTGAATTTAATGCTATAAATGCAAATATACTTACTAATGCCAATTTGAATGGAGATGTAACTAGAGGAAAAATAATGTCTCAAATTATAAAGTCTAAGTCCTGTACTTATGATGAATTTGTTATAAGAGCAAAATTTAAATATAAACTATCGGTTATTAATTATTATTTTGGGTGTTGGGATGTTGCACTAGAATCATCGAGAAATAAGAATTATTATAATATCTTATTTAATCACAAAATTAAATCAATTAGTCTCATTGACGTCATAGATGAACCAGTATATGATCTATATTCTCCAGAAACTTCAAATTTTGCTTTGACTGCTGGGGTATTTGTGCATAACTCGAAAGACGTCTCAGACTCTGTTGCAGGAGCAACTACAATGTGTATAAGAGATTTTAAGAGTGATTCTCAATCAGTGTCAGTGATAACATCAAGATCAGATTTATCTAACAAACAAAATACAGGTATACCTGAAGATTTTCATATTGAACAGAAAAACAGAATAATAAATTTATGAAACAAGTAAATCCAAAGAAATTAAATTTCTTTCAGAAACGGGTATTAAAGGCATTTGGAGTAGATCGTATTACCAGCTTTAACCCAGATAGTTTTCAAAAATTAAAAGATTTATTAGGTGGTATAGAATCATATAGTACATATTTAAAAGGTATAGGTGATACAGATCTTCCTATATTATATCAAGAGTATGATGAGATGGATAGTGGTAGCAGTGATATTGCAAATATGTTAGATATCATTTCTGAAGAAGCAACACTCTTAAATAAAGAACAGAAAAGTGCTAGAGTGTGGGCTACATCAGAAGAACCTACAATAGCAGATAAATTAAACAAAATGATTAATCGACTTAATTTGAATAAGTCTGCTCCTGATTATTGTAGATATATAGGTAAGTATGGTAGATTTGTTGTAATGCCTCATTTTGTACAACGAGGAGAAGGTGCTAACGCTAGTTATTATATTGGTTGGATTGATGATGATCTCAATAATGAGAAAGATGAGAAGGATAGATTTTACAGAACTATATTACCTGATTATGATGAAAATGGTTTTTGGAAAGGGTATAGAATAACAGATCAGAAGGATAAGAAATTCAAATATTGGGATTTTGCAGAGTTTAAATTAGGTAATGAAAAGTATGGAAGAAGTCTGTTAGTTGGTATAAAAGAATTATGGAGGTCTCTCGATTTGTTAGAAAAGTGCTTAGATTTAACCAGACTAACTAAATCTCCTCAGTTGCTAATATATGGTGTACCTACATCATTGTCAGACCCTATTGAAGCTATTAATGCTATGAATCTTTATAAAACTTTTTTGGAAGAAAATGCAGTAGTAAGAAATGACGGAACGAGTAGTCAGGTAAATCAAGCAAAATTACCATCTCCATTAGAAGCAATATTCGTTCCTATGGGAGAAGATGGTAAAAAAGCCAGTGTAGAAGTACATGAGAGTAGTACTGATGTATCCAATATTGCAGATGTAGAGTACAAGAGAAAGAAACTTTTATCTAAGATTTATTCTATGATAGATGCAGACAGTATGACCAAGATAGGAGATCCTTCTAAATTATTATCATCAATATCTCTTCGTATAATGCGTAAAGTAGAGAGATTACAGGATGCATTTATTGGAGGAGTAGACAGACTGTGTCAGATAGAGTTATCATTGTCTGACATACCAATTGAACCAGAGTTGTATGAACTTCATATGATAATGTCATCAGACGTAATGGAAACATTGAAGATGGAGAAATTACAGTTAGCTTTAGATAATACTGTTCATCTTTTTGAGTTAGCTGATCACTTAGATGTAGATAAAGCTAAATGGTCTAAATTTATAGTTCAAGATTTTCTTAAAAACTATTTTGGAGATATATTGGATAAATACAATATGTATGATACTTTGACTAATAAATCTGAAAAAACTAAAGATGTTATATCTAATAAGTCTGTAAGTGAGAGTTGCAGATCATGGTCTCCTAGAATTTATGATCATATAGTTAATTTTGTTAAATCTGATGATGTTAAAGAAGTAACTCTAAATGAACAAAAATGACAGGCAATGAATTAATAAATTCTATATCTAGAGATACAGAACTAGACAGAGAGGATATTGACAGAGTTATGAAATCACTACTGAGTAATATAACAGATGCCTTTAAAAGAGGAGAAGATATAACGTTACCTGATATAGGTACGATGCATGCAGAGTACCAACCTTTAAAACGTAGACCTTCTCCTTTCAAAAATTCGTCCATTATACAGGTAGGAGATAAAGTATGGGTAAAGTTCTATCCGGTTAAAAGTCTTACAGAAGGATTAAAGGAAGCAGTTAAGAGATTAACTATGGTATCTATTGATCCACACAAGTATATCAATATGTTGTCAGATTTTTAATAATTAGTTAATAACCTCTATAACATGTCGTATTAGTCCTGGGCAACCTTGCCCAACTTGAGTAATATAAGCGTTTTAAACGTGTTTAAACCGTTAATTAAAGCGTTATTAGACCTTGCTTCCGCAAGGAGTTATTATGGCTTAATAATTGTTGGTTTTAATTTTAATTTTATATGTTTATGGATATTAGTATTGATGCGATTAAAAAAGGCGAGTATGCAGATAAGTTGTTAATTTATTTAGCTGCTCCGTTCTTTAATGAAGAACAGATATATTTAGTTAAATCTGTAACTGATTTCTTAGAGAATTTAGAAAATGTAATAGTGTATTCTCCTATGAGAGATGGAGGTATATTAAATCAAGATGCTACTGATGCTGAGTGCGATCGTGTATATGATGATAATATCAATGCAATATCATCTGTTAATTTGGTAGTAGCATTGGTTGATTATAAAGACTCAGGTACTACTTTTGAGATAGGATTCGCTGCAGCATTAGGTATTCCTGTTGTAGGGGTAGCTTTAAAACCTGACAGTATAATGAATGTGATGTTGTCCAGATCATTCTCTGTTTATTGTAAGAATTTTGATATCTTGTCAGAGTTTGTATTATCTTATCGTAGTTTGTATATCTCATCTACTTTTACCATGATGGATATTCAGAAGATGAAGGATCAGTTTAAACAAGAGATGGAGGATTATAAGAAGTATATTAGAGATAAACAAGAAGAGTTTAGTAAACGTAGTAGTGATTTAGATGATATGCATCAGAAACATATAGATGCTGCTACTAAAAAATTCGAGAAATTAGCAAGTTACAAGTATGATACAATTTATAAAGGAAAGACACAGTAATTAAAATAATTAGTTATGATAGTAGTTTTTGGTGCATCAGGTTTCCTAGGTAAAGAAGTTTGTAAGTATTTTCATAATCAAGGAAAGAAAGTAATAGCAGTATTTCGAAACGAGAGTGACAGAAATAAAGATCATGATAATTGTTATACTGGTTTTACTTATTTTGATATAGATAATTCTAGTAGTGCTGAAGGATTTAAAGGTTTTGAAGAAGAATATGACGAACCTATAAATCTAGTTGTTAATTGTATAGGTACTCTGTCATATAAGAAATTAATGGATATGACTGTTGATGATTTTGTAGGTACACTAACTATTAATACTATTATACCTGAACTTATAACACAAAGTTATTTAGATTATATCGATGATTACTACAAGTGTAATGCAGGAGATACAGTAGTATTTAATTTAGTACATATTGCTTCGTTAGCTTATAAGATTCCGATTACTTTTGGTGCTCACTATTGTTCATCTAAAGCTGCATTAGCTATGCTAGTTAAGTGTCTAGGTAAAGAAATAGATGAGCACTACAAACTTCCATTATCAGTTTGTTGCATTTCACCAGGTATGATTTCAGAGTCAAAAATGGAGAAAGACAATATAAAAAGATTAACAGAGTTAAAAGGTATGAGTTATGATGCTGCTGTTAACTATAATAATAGTGGTAAATTTACATCAGTAGAGTCAGTGATATTAGTGATAGATAGTATAGCTAATGGTAAATTAGTATATAGTAATGGTTATAATTTTGAATTATGAGTAAACCTGTAGTATTTGTTTCTGGATATACATGTACTGGAAAGAGTACACTAATAAATAAGGTAAGAGATAATTATAGAGATTCTTATGATGTGTTAGTTTTAGATAAATCTCCGTCATCAGTTAAGTGGACTGAAGATAGTTTCGAGAAAGTTGAGTTTAAAGATGGTAGTTTCATTAACTTCATCAAATCAGACATATCAGCAGTATTAGCAAAAGAAGGAGTTGATAATCTCAATTTAGCTCGTGAGTCTAATTGTAGTTTAATCATAAGTGATAGATCTATTTTAGATCTAGGTGCATATCTTATTTTAAAAGATTATCTAAAACATACGACAGGTATGTCAGCAGATACCAGATATTTTATAAGGGATGTACTGGTTGATATTGTTAGTGAAAACTCTGTTTATTTGAGTAGTATACATTTGTTTATAACTGCATCGGGTGATAAATGGTATAATATCTTATCTAATAAGAGATCAGATAATCAATTTATTAAAATGAACTCTCCTAATAGAGTATTAAACTTGTTTTTTACTGCTTACGATGAGATGATTAATATACTTAATAATGAGTTTAATTGTGATATTAGATGGATAGCCAGGATTAATAATTTTAATGGTTTTGATAATATTTTCCCTCATGTAATTTCTGATATTGATAGTCATATAAAAAATTGTAGTCATGTTAAAAAGATATTATAAGAATATATTTATTAATTTTAGTGTTAGTTATGTAGGTCGTAGCTCTCTTGTATTATTAGAGAATTTATACGACAGACAATTGTTAGATTTTGATAAGATAATTTGTTCAGATTTAAATGAAAATCAGTCTAAGTTGTCTGAGTTAATAGCTAAGGATGATTTAAGTACTGAGATATTTAATAAAATTGATTTTATAAATAGATCTTTTGATTTAAATTTAGTGTTAGATTTTATTAAAGATGATTGTTTAGTAATACCTAGTTCTAATACTGACATTAATATTGTTCAGAATTATATTTTATATAAAGAATCTCCTCTAATTTTATTTCCCATAATAGATGATACTAGTTATAGATTATGGAACAAGATGATGCTTCCTTATACACTCAAATATACAGGATTAAGTAAATATGCTATTCACCAAGTAAATCTTATAGAAGGAATTGAAGCTCATATTAGAGATGTGATTAATTGCAGAGGTACTGTCTCAAAACTTGATATTAGTTCCTCTTCAAGAGGACAGTTTGTTGTTGATGACAAACCACGTGTATTTCAAGAGTTATTTCCTATAGACAGAGAATTTGATCTTGATTTTATATGTGATAGTGAAAAAATTAAATTTTATTTAAGAGAAGAGTTAGCATTTTCAAATGGTTATGCATCGTTGATAAGAGTTATAACTCAGACATATGTTGATCCATATAATGAAATGATAAGAGTAGCTAGAATTTTGATCGATTATATTAAGTATACAGGTGTTGGGTCTATAACTTTTGTTATGAGTAAAGACGGAGTTATTAAGATATTAGAATTTAATGCCAGGATTACAGGATCAGCTTCAGTATATTTAGAAGCTGTTGGTGCTAATATACTAGCAATGGATAGTATTGAGGTTAGTGATAAGAATCCTATTGTTTATAACAATAATAGATCATATAGAATTGTTGAATGACAGAACTACCAGAAGTAAAAGATAAAGCTAGGTATTATAATGATGGTTTTCCTGGAAACGAAAGAATATGCAATGATTGTGGATATAAGATGCTATCAGCAGTATGGGCACCATACTGTGATACATGGAAATGTAGAAATTGTAATAAAAAGTTGGACGAATATGAAGCTTCAGGATATCAATGGGAATTAAAAGAATTAAAAGAATTTAATGTAATTCATTTTATTAAACCAAATCATAAGTATGCAGTTGTAGTGTTTGCTGGTAAAGGTAGGAGTGTGGCTCAGTCAGTAAATGATTGTCGCTATCTTAGATATACATCATATTATGATGTTGATTTAATAGTGATTAGTCATATTGATAAATACTGGGATGATTTTATTGATGTTTCTCCTGTAATAGATTATTTGCTGCAGTATAGAAAATTAATGGATTATGTATTGGTAGGATTTTCTAATGGTGGTGTGATATTATCAAGAATAATGTTAAAATATGCATTAGACTGTGCAGTGTTTATATCTGGCTTTACTGATTGTGCTTCTGAGGAGATTACTAAGTATGTATTCAGTGGTACAGAATCAACAAATAATATAATTATAGTTAATAATACTCATGATTTTGATGATCAATTACATTCAGTAAATTTCTCAGAAAGAAGTGTGATGATGTATAATTATTTAACATCTAAATTGAAAGTATCCAGAGTAGTTAAAATAGATTGTGAAAGTGGACATACTATTCATAAATCAAGAAGACAATTATTTAGTTACTTAAGAGATAGTAGGATTATATGAAATCAGTAGTATTATTTATTATAAAAGACAACGATAATAACAGAGTATTGTTGAGTAAGTCTTTAAAGACTAATGGATTTAATTCTGATAAATTTTATTTACCTGGAGGTCATATTGAAGATAATGAGTTTTCATCTATTACTGTAGAGAGAGAGTTAAAAGAAGAACTAGATCTTAGTCCGATTGATTATACAAAAAGTTTTGTAGCGTTGATGGAGATAATAGGAAAAGAAGAACATATTCATAATTATAAAGGTTATAATGTATCAGTTTTAAATAGTAATCACGGAGATTTGTGCTATGTTTTTATATACAAAGTAGTTTTAGAAAAGAATTATAATATGATAATATCTGAAGAAATATCAGAGATCAAATGGATTGATATTAATGATATTAAAGATAGTGATTTAGTGAGTCATTTTACATCAAGTTTTAAAAATCTTATAATAAAATGTTAAATATAAAAGAAATGTTGTTTGGTTTACCTAGGCAACTGGCGAGTACTGGTCGTTATTCAACTATTTCGGTATTAAAAGAAGAAAAAGTTGATAGTCATACTTTTCATACTGCTTTTTATGCTACGCTAATAGCTAATGAAATTGAATCTAAATTCTTTGGAGATGAAGGTTTGAACAGTATGAAAATTGATTGGAAGACTCTTATGATGTGTGTTTTGAATCATGATATTGATGAACCAGTTATGGGTGATTTAATGCGTCATGTTAAAAGATCAAATCCAGAGTTACATAGAATGTGGAATATAGAGTGTGAGAAAGCAGTAAAATCTGTATCGAAGAAATTGGTTGGAGATAATACAATATTTGAATATTGGAAAGAAGATAAAAATCCTCAAACTATAGAAGGAAATATTATTGCAATAGCTGATGTGTTATCTGTAGTCTCGTATATCTACGAAGAGTATCAGCTAGGCAACAGAAAAGTTACAGAGATATTATTCAATGCTGCTGAATATTTAGTGTCATTTAATAGTCTGATGTTATCAAATATTTTTAATGGTGTATTTATAGACTTTATAGAGTCTCTTTATAAAGTAGTATACGAATTATTATGTGAAGTATCTGTAGGGTATAAGTTAAGAGAAGAAGTAGAGCAGTTTAAAACTGATAGAATTAAGAATGATACTGATGTTCTTAGATTCTATCATAAAATAAATAATAATTAGTTTTTAATATATAATAGTTATGGCACGTTATGATTTAAAATTTAAACCTGTAAGTGTAGAACTTTTAGGTAAAATGGATTATATTAAGAAAGCATGGGAGATATCTCGCCCTCATCTTAATCCAGACGAAGTTGATTTTAAAGCTGTTATAGAACAGGATTTACCTGTTAATGGCTTTGCTTATTATTATTTTAAGATGTCTGGGTCAATATTATTCAGAGATCTTTTGTATACAGTAAGACCTATTAATTCGTGGAGTTGTTCAAATAGAACTGCTAAATTAAGTCCTGAAAATGTATTTATATCTGGAGAATATGATAACCCATTACATTACTCAGAGTTTGACAGATTAGCAGTTGAACAAGTATTTATTGATTTAGAGAATGGTGTAGCTCAAGATAAAGCTAAACTAAATTTTCCACTATCATTCTCGTATACTTTTTTGTTAGGTATTGATTATCGTACACTGATGTCATTTCTTAAAACATTGAGAGAAACTAATCCATTTTTATTTAAAGAGTACGGGTTATTGATGATGTTAGCTGCAGGTATTGAGATGTGGCAGTTAGAGTTGAACTCTGTAAAGTCTTTCTATGAAGAGTATGCACTAACTGATGATGAGTTTCATTCTGTTGGAAAGAATTTCCAAATTCTTGATATGTTTTCAGGGGTAGAAGAAGTTATATTTGGGTTACACTCTCAGTTTATTAGAAAAAATTACTCTTCTATTAAGTCTTCTTTATGGAATTTGATTAGTGATTTTAAGGACAATATAATCAATGTAAATCTTCAGTCTACAAGCAGAGTTACAGTTGCTTATTATTTCAAAGGAAGACAATTCAGAAAATTACTATCTGTTCGTTCATGTTTTTTTAGCGATATGAACGAGAATATGTGGGGTCAAATAATTGGTAGTGTAGCCAAAGATATGGATACTGATACTTTTATTGAACAATTGCCTTGTCATGGAGATCATGATAAATGTGTTTATTTTGAAGATATATACTCTCGTGTTAAATTGAAAGAAGTTAATCATCCTTGTCCAATATTAATTGAGGATACATCGATGATTGACAAACGTATTATTAAACAAGGTGAAAACAGAATATTGAACAAATACAAAGAATGTGTTGTAGATAGATTAATTAATGATAATCCTAATAATAAGTATCGCAGAGAGTATGAAGATAATATTAAAAAATTAGGAGGAACACCAGAATGATAATAAAACTAGTTAAAAATAGAGGGTATCTTTCAGATATTGATGAGTTATATATTATAACTTTAAAAGGAGAAGTTATTAAATTTAAAGTTAGTGATATTAGAAGGCTATTAATAGACAGTATATTTGGTAAGGTCTATGAAGTTATTAGTGATAGTACTAAAACATTGTCATCATCTACAAGAGTTTTAGTACTAAGACAAGTAGAAGTTAAAATTAAATCAATATAAAATAATTATGGATAAATTGAGAGTATATATAATTAATGAGTCTGATAACCCTATTCCTAAATATCAGACATCAGGAAGTTCAGGAATGGATTTAAGTGCATATATATCTAATTCTTTGAAACCTTCTGATTTGATAGGTAGTGGTTTCTGGCTTTTTGATAAAATTATTGAGATAGAACCGTATGGCAGAGTATGTATACCAACAGGTTTGAAAGTTGAAATACCTGTAGGGTATGAGGCACAGATAAGATCTCGTAGTGGTATTTCTTTGAAAGAAGGAATAATTATTCTGAATAGTCCAGGAACTATAGATTCGGATTATAGAAATTTTATTGGATTAATAGTATTTAATGCATCTAATAAAAATGTTTTAATAAAATCAGGAGAGAGACTAGCTCAAATGGTATTTACCAAAGTTGAGTATGCAGTGTTAGATCAAGTTGAGAAACTGAGTGATACTGATCGTGGTATAGATGGTTTTGGGAGTACAGGAAAATAATAAGTATGTATACAAGAGAAGAGTCTTACAAAGCATCACTCGAGTATTTCGAAGGAGATGAACTCGCTGCAAATGTTTTTATTAATAAGTATGCGTTACGTGATATCAGTGATAAGTTTTTAGAACTTACTCCATATGATATGCATCACAGATTAGCTAAAGAGATTAGTAGGATAGAGTCTGTGTATACAAATCCTTTGTCTTATGATGAAATATTTAATGCAATAGATCATTTCAGATATATAGTACCACAGGGGTCTCCTATGGCAATAATAGGTAGTAATGTACTCGGTTCTCTGAGTAATTGCTTATCAGGTGATACAAAGATATCCTTACTTAATGGTACTGAAGTTCCAATATCTGATCTTGTTAAAGATCAAGAGTATTGGGTCTATGGTTGTAAACCATCAGGTGAAGTTATACCAACTAAAGTAAAAGCTTTAGGAATAACTCGTCAGGATAATAAATACGCTGAAGTAACTCTTGATAATGATGAAGTTGTTAAATGTACAACTGATCATCTCTTCATGTTACGAGATGGCACGTATAAACGTGCT